GTCCTCCTTGCGGAGGACTGCTGGCAGTGCACAACCATGTCACGAAAGTGACATTACCAAAGGAGCTCGATCTCAGCCGTGAGTACTACTCGACGACGTGTGTTTAAACCTCGAAAGTCTCGAGGAACCTTTTATCTCCAGAATAACTCTACTGGAAATAAAGGTAACTACACATACGTAGAGCACGTACTTAACGGGGCACAGGTAACTGTGTCAGAGGATCATGATTGGCCGCCCCCTTCAGGGGCTTTCGATTATGATAGGGGTGGTAACTTTGTTACCACAAAATCCTATGTGGCTAGTAAACCTAACCATGTTCGGATTTCTGGGGCTACGAATAAAACCCTCCTACCGCCCGGTCAGTCGACCGAACGGTATGATGGTCCCTCGTATCCCTACCCTTCTGCATCCGGTACTGCAACGTTGGAGTTCCCCTCGAGTGCCAGGTCGACTGATAGTCAACTTGATACTCTCGGGGCAACGGCAGTAGCCAGATGCAAACCAACTAACTCAGCGATTGACTTCGGTCAGTTTGCCGGAGAACTCCTTCGTGAGGGTTTACCTCGCTTTGGAGCCTCCGCTGACTGGGCCGAACGAACAAGACGATTGAAGGCAGCCGGAGACGACTACCTCAACGTCGAGTTCGGTTGGCAACCTCTCGTCAGCGATCTTAATACGTTCGCTGACAATGTCGACTCTACTTATGCTGCTTTGCAGCAGCTTCGTAGAGACGACGGGAGGCTTGTCCGCCGTAGTTACTCGTTTCCTGAGATCAACACTTCAGAGACTGTGGAACTTACCAATCCTGGAGGGATTTTTCCCTCCCTGAACGGTAATTATTTCCTACAGAATCTGAACGCGAAGAGATTCCGCCAGACGGAGGTCTGGCGACGTCAGTGGTTTAGTGGTGCGTTTAGGTACTTCTTGCCAGCCTCCCTTAAGGGAGAATCTGAGCTTGGAGACCTGCGCGCCCTAATCGAGCATTCGCTCGGTTTGTCACTGACGCCAGAGCTAATCTGGAATCTTACTCCGTGGAGCTGGGCTGTCGACTGGTTTTCGAATACTGGCGATGTAATTGCCAATATTACGGACTCACAGAAATACGGCCTGATTATGCCATATGGGTATATAATGGAACATTCCATTGCTAAATATACCTATTCTTGCACCGGTACGACTTTTAAGCCGAACGGTGCAACTCCTGGTGACATTACTCTCGTAACAGAGAGTAAGGTCCGCAGGAAGGCAAATCCCTTTGGATTCGGGCTGACTGACTCAAGTTTAAACTCGGGTCAGAAGGCCATCCTAGCCGCTTTGGGTTTGTCCCGTAGTGGTTAGGACAGTTGTTCACTGTCCATGCCATAGGGTCCCAAATGGGGCCTAGAAGGGAGCGCGCTTATGTCGCTCACCGATCCACAGTCCATTACTATCAACAGTGTGACGTCTTCGCTGCCCCGTGTTTCCACGGGTGACAACGAGTCGTCATACCTCGATAGCACTGGTCTGATCAGGCTCACCCTCTCCAGCCAGTATAACAATTCTGGCAATAAGCGGAGAAGGCGGGTTCTGCGTCTCGATCATTCGAAGATCACTGCAGATCCGTTTATCCCGGCGAACAACACACAAGTATCCATGTCAACGTACATGGTATTTGATGTGCCACCCGCCGGGTACACGAATGCAGAGATCAAGCAAGTGTATGATGGCTTTAAGGCCCTCTACACTGCTTCGTCTGATGCGGTCATCACCAAACTTCTTGGTGGTGAGTCTTAGTCGATTTCTCCTTGCCCTTTTCGCGGGGTGCTTAGGTGCATTCGCAGCTTATGCTGTGATACATCTAGCCTCCGGCGGCCCCTACTACTGTTAGTAGAGGTATTGGGATGGAGATATCAGACTGGGACGACATACCACTCCCCGAAATATTCGAGGAGGAAAGGAACCTCATTGTTTGCCTCACGCGAGGCTTGAATGTTGTTCTTTTCATGGTAGGTCTCCAGATTCTACTCATATTGATTCAAGCGATACTGATCACTGCGATCATGATATCGCTCGATTGAGTAGATTCGAGACAGTCGGTAGCCTCATAGGCTAGGACTCTATACACCTCTATTAGGAGGGCTAGATGAAAAGCCTATTGACGCTCTGGAAGTCACTCATCACAGAGATGAGTGACGGTTGTGCAAGTGCCGCCTCTGACTGCAAAACAGTCAGATTACGGTGCAAACATGAAGGGTTATCATTTTTAACAATAACCCTCCCTGCGTTCGGTAAGGACTTCGAAAGAAGTCTCGAACTCGGACGCGTGGACCGCAACCTCTTCCAAGGTTTTTCCTGGAAGGGTGGTCTCCCGAAATTTCTTTCGGGTTTCCTCGGTCTCGTGTTTGACCGCGATAGCGGTGTCCTGCTGGACAACCCCGATAAGCACGCAATTCTTTGCATTCGTCAACTTACGTTGATGTTTGCGAAGATCAACCTCCCTTGCAGTGATGCAAGGGTGGCTGATGCTTTTAGGGGTTATATCCAGTGTGAGAAGGAAGTCAAGAGGCGTGACTCTACCTGGACTGAGACAGAAATGTTTCAGTTTAGGCAAATGTCACAACTCTTGTTTCGAGAGGCATTCACTAGAATAGACCATCGTGTCTATGAAGCGGATGTTCTCCCGAAACACGGTCCAGGCAGTACGGCTGACGGGCTTCGTGGAAACACGAAGTACCGCAACCGTGTCTGGACCGATCGTCTAGAGGAGTATTTCCCTGCGGGGGAATATCTCTTCTATAATTGGCGTATTGCCAATGTTGACGATATTGACTACCTCGAACCCGGATCCGAAATGCCCGTTAAGGTCATTACGGTTCCTAAGACACTAAAGACCCCAAGAATCATCGCGATGGAACCTACTCACATGATGTATGTGCAGCAGGCTCTCCTCGAGGTGACTCTAGAGGAACTATCTAAGGTTAACTTCCTTAGAGAATTCCTCGGTTTCGATGACCAGACGCCTAATCAGCGTATGGCTCATCGTGGCTCCCTTTTGGGAGACCTTGCAACGCTCGACTTGAGTGAAGCAAGTGACAGGGTCTCTAATCAGCTCGTACGAGAAATGGTTTCTCGAGCACCACATTTGCGTGTGGCGCTCGATGCGACCAGGTCTCGGAAGGCTGATGTGCCTGGCTATGGCGTTGTACGCCTTGCCAAGTTCGCGTCTATGGGTTCAGCCCTCTGTTTCCCGGTTGAAGCGATGGTCTTTTTGACCGTCATCTTCCTCGGGATACAAGAGCAGCTCAGGACATCTCTTACCCGCAAGGACATACAGTCCTTTGTGGGAAGGGTACGCGTCTACGGAGACGACATTGTCGTCCCTGTAGAATATGCACATACCGTTGTCTCAAAGCTCGAAAATTCCGGTTTTCGAGTGAATGAGGGCAAGTCTTTCTGGAACGGTAAGTTCCGTGAGTCTTGCGGTAAGGAATATTACGATGGCCATGACGTCAGTATTGTCAAGGTCAGGCGTATGTTCCCTACACAACGGCAGGATGCACCGGAAGTCATTTCCCTCGTGTCATTACGCAACCAGCTTTTTAAAGCTGGCTGGTTTGACACGGTTAAATGGCTTGACTCCAGGATTATGGATGTATTGAATTACTTTCCATATGTCCTCGAGTCCTCGCCGGTGTTGGGCCGTCTAAGCCACTCACGACTTGATTGTGAGCGGTTTGACAGTGCATTGCAAATCCCCCTGGTTAAGGGATATGCTGTGGACTATCGTATACCTGTCAATTCAATTGACGGGTATGATGCCCTTCTGAAATGGGCGCTTAAACGAGGGGATAAACCCTTCGAGCAAGTCGACCATTTTCAGCGTTCTGGACGTCCCAAGTCTGTCTTCACAAAACTTGGGTGGTATCCAAACCAGTAGGTTTGGTTGATTGTTTATTTTCATAAACAGTCGGAGGAGATCAATCCCTAGTAGTGGTTAATAACCTCTACTACGGAGAGATGCTCCCCGGAGGATCCTTGGTTAGGATTACTCCAGAGGGGATGCACTTAGCAG